CCATTTGCAACCAGCGCTTTAATTTCATCTAACCAGGCGATCCCTTGCAGGGCCACGGCTGGATCGTAATCCTCAACATGAGTTTTGATGTCTGCCATTTCTCCATCCCTGGGGATGGCACACAGCGCCACTTGTTTTACCTCGTAGCCATTTTGCGCCAAAAGGTAACCATAGACCTGGACCTGCATTCGCTGTTGATCGCTGGGGAAATAACGCAGCGACTTTGTTTTGGTTGTTTTCCAATCAACAACTAATCCTTGGTCTCTAATGAATAGATCAACATGGCCCTTCAAACCCTCGTGGGCAACTTCAACTTCAATCAGAAAGTTATCGCCAAAAGGGTCCTCGCGCCTGATTGATTTCTCAATGCCTGAGTGAATAAAAGTTCCCAGGATGGCAGCCAAGTGTTCGGTTTCGGTGTTTGTCTTTGGGGTTTGCATCAGATCGTGCCAAACCCTGCGGCGACAACCCATAATTGATGATGGCCCAATCTCCACCTGCTGCGAGCGATCGCGCTGGCCGTCATAAGCCAGTAGAGATTTGGTCAGCATTTCATTTATGTTTATCACAGGCTCCACCAGTTCACGGTGTTATACCAAAAGTAAAACCCAGCCCAAGAGCGTAAGAACTCAATCCACCAATCAGGCTCTTCCTCGTTTAGAGGAGTTGGCTCAACTTCCTTGGCAAGAGGATTAATTGGCTGAATATTTGGCAAAGCCTGGGCCGCTTTCTTTGTTATTTCTGCCGCTCTCAAGGTTTCGCGCATACTGTTATCAGTTTGTTGACGGATTTCGGTCATAGTCAAGGGAGTAACCGTAACCTCTTGCGTTGTTGCATTCACTTCAACCTTTGTGCAACCACCCGCAACGCATGGATTGGTTGGGATTGTTACAACTCTTTCAACCATGGTTGCCACAGAAGCAGCAATTTGATCGGGAGTTCCGCTCATTCCTAAACTTTGGTTAGGAGTTTGAACTACCAAAGTATGCGTTGGAGCAACTGGTTCTACCCTGGTTTCTACCTGTGGCTCAGGCAATTTAATGCACGAGTAAGTTACAACCTTAGTGGTTGCATTTATTTCTACAGCATTCCCATACCCAGCGCCACACTCTGCCTGGGCTGGGGCCATCGGTGATAGAACTGATAACACTATTCCTGCAAGTAATAATTTAATTTTCATCATCGCCTTCTTTCTCGTTGGTTTCTACTTGTTTCATAAACTCTTCAAACGCAGCCAAAACTTCTGCTGGCGTTTTATAGATGTGACTATGTTCAGCAATTCGCTCTGCCATAGCCCAATCTGCTGGATCAATTGCCATTAACTCAACTCCATACTGCTTCGCACCGAAGCGGACATGGATCGAGCAATTTCCACCTGGGTTTTTAACCGCTGCACATTTGCACGCGCTGCTTTTACCTGGGCTTCCATCGTTGCTATCTTAAAATGAAGTTCAGCATTTTCAATAATTGCCATGTCTTCGCGCTCGCCAACGGTGTAATTTTTTCCCGTTGGAGATGATTTACTGGCCAAAGAAATGCGTGTGCGTGCCATTGACACTTCATATTCAGCAGTTGTTTGATGGAACTCGCGCTCGGTGTCGACCAAACCCTGGTGGGCTTCATCAACTTCCTTTGATAAAGCGTAAAGGCGGGACTCAATTTGCTGAGGTGTCACCACTTGCGTCATCATCGCCAGCCTCCTTTACCAGTTTTAATCCCGAAGTCTTTTGACGCTCTTCTAACTCAATCACTTTCTTTGCATCGTTTGTTAGATTAAATGGATCAGGAACCAACTGGAAGCCAGCCTTATCCATGGCCTCGGCCAACACTTCGGCAAAGATCCCATCTAACTCAGCAGCCACGGCTCTGATGCCTAACTTGTTCATGTGAACCGACACCACAAAGCCAGCGCTCGGTTCAAACTTCTTAGATTTGTCACTCATATTGATCCTCCACAATGCTTACAAGTTTTAATTTTACGAACCGATGTCTTTCGACCATTGACTGAATTTATCCCAATGTAGATGGCGCATTTACCGCGCCTTTCAGTTAGGCGTTCAATCAATCCTTCTTTATGTAAAACAGAAAGCACGCCTGAAGCCTGGCCGTGATGCCAGCCTGTTTCATCAGCCAGTTCTTTCCAGGTCATTCCATAAGTTTTGGATGCGTTAATTATTCGCAAAGTAACATTTTGACGGCCTTTGGTTGTGCCATCGTTGTCTTCTTGCACCGCTCGATCTTGGCTGGTTTTTGTTCCCGACCATCCTGATGTTCCAGCATACGGAGTGAGGGGAAGTTCCAGGTTCTCAATCATGCACTTAATTCCGCAACGCGAGCATTAATTACATCTTTCAGAGTTGTTCCTTTGACTGGCGCATCAATAATCTCTGCGCTTCCAGTCCACAACTCACGCAACTTTTCTTTGTCATTCATTGCTGCAACTGTCTGAATGGCTGCCTCAGCAAGTTTTAATTGATCATCGGTCCACGCTGTTTTCTTTACTGCCGTTTTGCGCGGTTCCGCTTTGTATCGCTCGACTTTTTGCATCTCCTCTTGAGAGGGGCGCTTACCAACTGGTGCTTCTAAACACAGAACAGAATTACTTACGCTGCGCCCAATTGCGGAGGTCTCACAGTTCTCGAGGGCAGAGGTTTTGTTTACAAAGCCCGCACCCACAATCTCCTCTGCGTAGCCTGTTGCGAATGGGATCTGATCCTTTGGGTCTAGATAGATTTCAGCCCGCACAATAAAGCGTCTTTCATCCTGGTGAACCAGGTGGGTTAGAACTCGGGCTGAGGGGAACTTGGTGTAAAGGCGGATCAAGCGTTGCTCAACCGTCTCGTAGTCTTCCAGGCTGTATTTCTCGGCCATGGACCTTCCTTTCGTTTGGGGGCTTTCGCCCTGGTGACGCTAGGTTCCCACAAAGATTACAGAATGTGAAGCACCCCCCTTTTGGCGTGCCGCAAGCATTACAGGCGGGATTACAGGCATAATTTCAGGCAAAGGGGGTCCTCATGGCTGCTGATAAATCGCACTACACCCACATGGAAATTCGTTGCGGTGGGCTTATTGTTCAAATTGGCACAGAGACCGAATACCCTGATTTGGTCGATGATTTAGCAAATCGAATAATTGCTGTCTATAAAGAGGCCATGGCCCATGCCAAAGAAAACGGTATTGATGTCAGCGACATGAGATTGATTACATCCGATTATGGCGATGAAGAGGATGATGAATAATGTGCAAAGAATGTGGACAATGTTCTAAGGAACATTCCTACTCTGTTGATGATGCTGTGGATGCAGCAGAAGCCTCAATCTAACCAAATCTTGTAAGCGGCAGTGACTCGACCTTTGTCGGGATCTACGAAGTGCAACCTTTGTGATGGAGTTGCGCTTGCGGCCAACATAACACCTGCGTATCTATTGTCGGACTCCGTGGAGCCTGTTTGATAAACCGATCCCTGGCCGTTTGCCATAGGCCACTCAGCGTGCGTGTGATAGTGGCCAATGTAAACATCTCTAAATTCCCAAGGGTAAGCACCGCTTCGCCATCTATTTGCGTGTTGCACGATTGCCATGGGGCTGGCAAATCCATTACGGCCAACTTCATCACCATGAATTAATAAGGCGCGATAGTTACCAATCTGCACACGCTGAATATCCTCGGGACAATCCTGCCAAACTAGACGCTTTTCGTTACTTAAAAGTTGTCGGGCCAACTCATAGCACATACGATCAAAATTATCACTCCGAGGAACATTGTCGCGTTTGCTACCAATTCGCCCATGATTACCCCACTCTGCCACAACGGTGACCTTTTCATAATTTGCCAAAGCAAAACGCACAACATCAACGCAAAGCCTGGCCACATTTACATATTGTTCAAAGAGAGTAGCATCAACTTCAAATGCTTGGGTTGGAAAGTTAAACAACCCTTCAACCATGTCACCGCCAAACATAATGGTGCAATCGCGCACAGGGTGGTCGGCTCTTTGAATATCCGTCACGCGGACAGCCTTTTGCGCAAAGTCCAGCGCTCTTTTGCGCATAATTACGCTGTCATAACTGGTGGTTTTCTTTGCCCCTTGCCAATCGGTCATGTGCCAAAGAGCAACTTCGCCAATTTTCTTAGATTTACTTGGAATGGGAGCAACAATAGGATCATATTCACCCAGGGTAAGCATCGCGTCATAAGCGGCTTGTTGTGTTGTTTCAACTAACTCTTCGGTTCTTTCTTTGGCTTTCTTGAGTTGTTTCTGCAACCTGATTAAAGCCTGGCGTAATTCTTTTACATCGTTGGACTCTATGCCTTCGGGCATCTCATCAAATTGATCTTTAAGACTCATCGAAGGCGATCCTTTTACCTAGTTCAGAGTAGCCCGCTTTATCTATCCAGGAGTCCTCATGGGTTGGATTAATTGTGCAACGCACCGTCTTAAGAAAGTCCATCATCAAGGCAACTTGGTAGGCAGGAATATCCTCAATGTTTAGAATTGCGCCCCAACCTCGGCCCACTGCGGTGAAGTTGTCCACGGCATCTCCATACATAAGGCCGCGCTCTTTAAGTAACGCTTCTATTCTTTCGGACATCGACAAGTGCCATTCTTGTGAATACGAATTGTGTCCGCGCTGCATTTATGGCCGTCAGATCGCAAAGCCTGAACAATCAAATTCACAGGGTAATTTTCAGCCCAGGCATCATCTAAAGTCTTTTGATCTTGTTTACTCAGCGAGTTATACATGACTTGATACGCACATATTACAGGGCTGCGGTTGTTTGTTCTTTTACTTAAAATTTCGTTGAACGCATTCTCAAGTGCCATCTCTTGCCTCCTTAAGTCTAAAGAATACCTTAACAGTTAGAAAAGAGAAAGCACCCGACCTCGGGAGAGAGTCGGGTGCAATTCACTGGTTTTACTTAGTTTTCTTTTTTGACTTCTTTACAAGTGCCTTAATTTCGGCTTCTACCGTGTCGGCAATCAAGCCAAAAGCAGGGTCTTTTGGATTGGCTGCGCGAATTGCTGGTCCAATAATGGCTGCAAGGCCCGCAATTGCGATGGCTCTGACATCAGTTTCTCCAGCAGAATAGACTGCAATTGCTGCAACAATAAATGAGCGTGCGTAGGACTCAAGTGCTGCTTTTACTTTTGCGTTCATTTTGTCTCCTTTGGGCGGGCGACCGCCATGATTGTTTTGTAGTCACGCTTTCTAAGATAGAAACCGTCACCGTTGGATTGGCTGCCAGCCTTTCCGCTTGATGTGTTGCCTTCAAACACACGCAGGTATTTCAGTCGAGTGTTGTGCCACTTAACAATACCCACATGATCAGGTTGAGCATCATCATCAAATTGAAAGAAAACTAGATCGCCAGCCTTGGCTTGTCCGATTGGGACAAGTTGGTTGTTCTTGGTTAAATACTTCAGCCAGGCATCGCAAGAAGCGAAGCCTTTCTTTGTGTTGGCTACTGATTTGATAAGCCCTGCGTCAAAATACATCTTAGACGCGGCCATGGCACACCACGGTTGGTTGTTTAGACCATACCATTTGCCATAGATTGTGTTGTTGTTTGGGCCTTCTGTGTATCCAACTGCCGCCTTACATAATTCCATAAGCGTCATGCTGCCACCTCCACCTTTGCTTTTAATACTGCTACATCTGTTTTAATTTCAGATTGATTAGCAACTAAAGAATTGATCTGATCCTTCATTGAAGTGCCACCGTTTTCGTAAACCTGGTATTCAATTCGAGCCAAGCGTCTGTCTTGATCGGTGAGTCTTACATCAAGTTTGCGCCAAATTCTAAAAACTCCAATAGGGAGGCCAATACATAAGGCGATCAACTGAGCAATTGCCAGGGAGGTGTCTAAGGTCATTTCCATGTTGTAATGATAACAATTATGCGATCAAAGCAACGCCATTAATGACAATGAGTGAAGTGGAGTCCAAGACGGCTGGCTTGTTATGCGTGACCTCATCTGATCCACCGTTAGAAGTTGGATGCCATAGATACATCTTGTTATCACCCTGGGCTATCACTCCAAAGATTGTGTAAGTTGAACCACCATCAATAAGAGCGCCTCCAGCAATTACTTTATGGGCAAAGGTTGGGAAGCCCGCTGGCAGTTGGAAGTAAATTTGCCCTGTTCCCCAGTTTGTAACTGTTGTGCCAACAACCTCTGCGTAGGCTGTAATCATTTTGCCAATTCGTTGAGACTCAATAGTTAAAGGTTGGCCTGTGAAAACAATGTTATTGTTGACGGTTTTCAGCGTGGCATTTGTGGTTACAACAATTGATGTTCCCAGGTTATTATCAGCAAACTCAACCCAGGCTGTGCCGTTCCAATACTTCATCAAATCCTCTGTGTTATCAAAGATGATGTCGCCCACGCGTGGATAGGTTGGCTCGGTTGGCACATCAGGTGCGGTGAAGCGGTTGGCATTTTCTAATTTGGTCACGCGGTTGTTTAGATCGTTAAAGATGGACTGCATACTTGGCGGTTGATTAATGTATGGCATTAGACAATCTCCGACTCTGTGCCTGTTGTTAAGGACAGGGTAACGCGCTCAGGGCCATCCTCGCCAGGCTCAACGCTTGATCCAACAATGCGGTAGATGGCATCTAAACCATTTGGAAAGCGGTCGTCAATAATAATGATGCGTGCGTCATCGCCTACTTCATAAGTGCCGTAGACAGGATCAACAAAGGCTGGAACCACAACTTTCATGGTTATTGGCGGGGTTACAAATGCGTTGACCGCACCCATGGCCAGGTTGTCCAAAACTGTCTGATCGGTAACATCTGTGTAGTTAACTTGATCCTCAAGCAACGCCCAACCTTCGGTAAAGATAGTCGGATGAGAAGCGGCTGAGATTAACTTGCCTTCGTTATTTCCAGCGCCAACTGCGTAGATAGTGTTGGCAGCCGTAGATCCATCCTCAGGGTATTCATACTCGACAATATTGCCAGCAGGGAACTCAAAGACAGGGCAAGCGGGGTCGCCCACGGTGTAAACCAAACCGCTGCGGGGATAATAAGTGTTGAAATTTTTAACAGGTAAATCTGTAATTGCGTCATATTCGATGTCGATGTCAAAATCAAAACCATCTGATTGGCGGCTAAGGTCCTGGATCGCCTGGAATACATTCTTTAATTCATAGTCATAGTAAACGCGATCAATCAAAATGCCCGAGGCTGTTTGTCCTGCCGAGTTATAGCCCACCCCAATATCACCGTAAGGAACGGTTTGAGCATCCTCAATCAAGGTCTTTGCAATAACCAACTGGTCAATAGCCGTAAAATCTACGGTTGTTGTAATGCGTCTGCGTTCAAAGTAGGAGATCCATTCGCGGGCTTGAATGGTTAAAGCCTGGTCTTGGCTGTTGTATTGGCGGCCCCAAATAACACCGCCCCAAACAAGAATGCCATCGCGGTCAACATAAAGACCACACTTGCCTGGGATCGTTGAAGCGTCAACATTGAACTTGTCGGTGTTAATACCCGACAACATTAAATGCCCGCTAAAGGTTCCCGCCTGGTTAAGTTGCTGGGTAAACGCAACCCCAGTCAGGGGCAGTTCGGCAATGATGGTATTGGTAAGAAGGTCTACAAATAAATACCGATAGGTGGTAGCCATCGTAGACCCCCTTTCCCAATAATTAGCCCGCTAGTGCTGCTGCTTCTTCTTCTGTAAGTCCAAGCGCGGCTAGTTTAGCAAGTGCTGATGCTTTGGCTTCTGCCTTGGCTGTGGCGGCTGCTTCTGCTGCTGCGCGATCGGCTTCTGCTGCTGCGCGGTCTGTTTCTAGTTGAGCAATCTCGTCTGCTGTCAGAGGAAGAATGGTCTCTTCACCTGTTGAGCAGTCAACGATTACCTTTGTAGGTGTTTCTGTTGCCATTTTTTTCTCCTTTTATGTGTTGGATATTCCGTACAATGCACAATAAGAACCAGCAACGGGTGTGCCATTGCAAGTGATAGTTATAGCAGAAATAGCACCTGTGCTGTTTCTAGTGTATCCATTCATGCTTGTTTGAGTGAGAGAGGAGTCATTAGTTTCTCCACCACCCCAAGCAAAAAATTGTTTGGTATATGATGTGTTGGAGTATCTTGGTATGTATAACTCTGCTGTTCCGAAAGTGTTAGCAGTTGCACTACTACCACTGGCAACCCCTCTTAAAAATAAACTTGCGGCCGTTGCACTTGCTAATGAGTTTGTAGCCGTTCTGTAAAGACTTGTTGATGACTCTGTTCCACTTCCGTTAAAAGTTAAAAATACATCATCAATGTACGAACCAATATTAGTTCTTATGTTTAAGATTAAAAATAAATCTGTGTAAGTTTGAGGAATAGGATTGAAAATAACATTGCTAGTAGATGTCAATGTAGTAGAAGCAATCAATTTCATAGTTGCGGCCATAATTAAGCACCTATTCCGTATAAACTAAAAAGTCCACCTGCGGTAAAAGTTCCCGAACCTACAGAAAAACTAATGGTGTTAATTCCAGTAGCACTAGATTGCCAAGTAGCATTAGCAATATCAATTTCATTTTGAGATGTTCCCTTAAAACTCATTTTCATCAGAATTTGAGGATTATTAAGACCGCCAGTAGCATAAGAAAGAATATCTGCTTCTAAAAAAGCGGGATAATCAGGTGTCATAGAAGAGTTGTAAGCAGTCGGAAGTAAAGAACCTATATTTGCAGTGTTATTCCAGTTGTTATCACCCATGGCATAAATGTAACTGTAAAGATAATTTGATCCAGTATCGTTATTAAATCTTAAACGCCCCGCGCTATTGCTGCTAGTGTTATAGGAAGCAATAAACTTCAAGTCTATGTAAGAACCTGAAATACTAGAAAATGTAATAACAGTTTCTGATCCATTGGCGGTGTAGGTTGCTAAAGGTTCATAAGTAGATGGCATAATTATCCTCTTATTCCGTAGAGTGAATACTTTGTAAGTTGCCAACCGCCACCATTAATTTGACTAAAACTAATAGAAGAAATTGCCGCTGTTGAAACAACGGTACCTGTTTGTAAAATAGAACCAAAAGTTCCTGTCGATACATTTGAACCACCATGAAGGCGTATTGTTTTGTTAATTGTAGTGCTTGTGTAATCATTAACATCTAAAATAATTCCTGCAACATTGTAAGTAGGCGCATCTATTTGCGGCCAAATACTAGAAGCAAGTAAAATTGAGGTTTGACTTGCTGCACCTGCGGCTGAACTGGTTCCGCTTATTCCTTTAATTTCATGATAAGAATAATTAGTTACTCCACCAACTGTAAATCTAACATTTGCTGATGCGCTTGAACCTGCCAAGAAACATTTTCCAGTAAGGCGAATTTGTAAATGTTTGAAAGTCTGAGGAATGCTTGAGAAAGTAACAGTCATAGTGCTTCCGCCTGTTGTAGCACCAGTGGCTATAAGTTCCATGGCTCCAGGTATAACTGGTGTGACGCTGTTTGAAGCCGCTGAATATGCACCTGATCCCGCAGCATTATTGCCTCTGACTTGAAAAGTGTAAGCAGTTCCTGAAGACAATCCTGAAACGGTTATAGGACTAGATGATGCTGATCCAGTAAATGAGCCTGGACTAGAAATGGCTGTGTAGGAAGTTGAACCTGTTACAGTGCTGAAAGAAACTGTTGCGCTTGTTCCTGTACCAGGGTCAGCCGCAGTTGGAGCGGGCATAACACCAGGCAGGCCTCCTAACAGATCACTATATTTAGATCCGTAAACACCCGAAGTAGAAATTCTTGTGATAGCCATGTGTCTATCCTAACTCTTTGCAATTCCGTAAAGGTAAAAACTAGACTCTGCAATAAAACTAGCGGAATAAAAAGATGATAATGTAATTGATGTAATTGCAGAAGTTCCAGCGTATCTTAATGCAATTTTTTCCATTTCTGCATAAGTGCCATTTTCTTCATAAACAGTGTGCGCGCTAAATTGTTTCACAATAGCAGTTGCATAATTTGGTATGTATATTTCTGTTGAACCAAAAGTGTTTGTTGTATTGTTTGCAGCGTCTAATCCACCAAAATAAAGATTAGAAGCAGATGTTAGATTATCAGTTACTGGTGTTCCACTGTTGCCGCTTCCTAATCCTCTCAGTGCTGTTCGGCTGTAGTTTGCTGTTGTGTCACTGTTAATAACTATTTTCCAAATGTCTTGTGTTGCCGCTCTGTTAGTTCGTGCGCTTGCTCGTATTACTAAATCTGTAAAAGTTGCAGGTATAGCAGAGAAAGTAACAGACAAGGCTGTTGTGCTTAATGTGTTAGCAGAGATTAAACTGTATGTGTTAGGCATTTTTTATCCCATACAAAGTTACAATAGTTCCTATTCCAAAATCTGCCGCAGCATTTGTATAAATGTCAATTCGGTTGATCGCCGCGCTGTTAGCCCATCTTCCCAAAAAAGATTCTGTATTTCCTGGA